TCAAGAAGACACCAGTAGGAACTGAAGGCACTGCCAATAAGAATCCTAAAGGAACAGGAGGAGCAAAAGGTATAGGTGGTGGTGACGCACCTGGCATGAAGATGGCAGAACCAAAAGGTACAAAGGGTAAACCATCCATCAAGAAACCTAAGCATGCATGTGCTACTAAGGTTGAGCATCCAGAGTGGGGAGCAGGAAACTGTCTGAAGGAACAGCATACACTAGACGAAGACGGAACAGTAACACACTACGATGTTATGTTTAATCATGGTCTAGAGCAGAACGTATCAATCAACGAACTCAACGTAACACTGTCTGAGTATCACGAACACGCTATCAATGATGATAAGAACAAGGAAGTTCTTGATGAGGGTGGTCTTGATCCAGTAAACAAGAAGGCAGTGAAGAAGAAATTTGCTAACCGCAAAGACCAAGATATTGATAACGATGGAGACGTAGACGGAAGTGACAAGTTCTTACATAAGAGACGCAAGGCAATCTCGAAGAAGATGGCAAAGGAGCATCATCAGAAGGATGCTGACGGAAAGATTATCGAACATGATACAGAGGATACAACTCCTTCTTCCGTAGAAGAGGGTAAGAAGAAAGGACTCTGGGATAACATCCACGCTAAGAGAAAGAGAGGAGAACCCAAAGCAAAGAAAG